TGGCTTTGAATGGCGCAGTGAGTGGATGGATGACAGAGAATATTACTTAGGTGATATTGTACGTTACGGTGATAACTCATATGTATGTATTAAAGGACATATTTCAGAAGGCGACGACTATTCGTCACTAAGTTCAGGATCAGAAGGATCACGTCCAGACTTAGCAGATAGTGGACAGTTTTGGTCAGTTATGGCTATTGGTAGTGAATCAAGTGTACTTACTACTAAAGGCGATATGGTTTATTATAGCGGTACAGCACCAACAAGATTGCCAATTGGACAAGATGGACAAATACTTACAGTAAGTAAAGAAGGAATTCCAAAATGGGAATTCTTAGGTAATCAAAATGATGTTTACTATGTTGCAGAACATGGACAAGATCTTCCAAGTCCAGTTTATGGAAAGAATTGGGATAGACCATTTAAAACTATTCGTTATGCAACACAACAAATTGACAAAGGCGCAAAAGTTCCAAAAGCAAAACACTTGTTAGAATTAAATAGACGCTTTATACAAAGAGAGATTACTGAGTGGACAAAATATCAAGTTTCTCAAGGTACAGCACCATTTACAGTAAACTTTGACTTTGACACTAAAAAGTGTGAAAGAGATATGGGCTTACTAGTAGATGCATTTGTTTGGGATATTACACACGGTGGTAATGAAAGAACTAGAGAAGCGGCACTTGCATACATTAATGAAACTGTTGGGTCACCGTACTTACAACAAAAAGCAGAAACAGTAGCAAGTATTACTTACGGTATGGGGCTAATACAAAATGTATTATCACAAACAGCACCAGCCGCAAACTATCAAACACTAAATGGTGATAATTCAACTGCTATAGTTGAACAACACTTTATAACAGAATACGGAAATCAAGCAACAGTTGAGTACGAGGGCACAATATCAGGTACATCAACAGGAGCAAGCGATTCATCCCCAGCCGATGGCAGCGGCGGAAATAATGCATACGGAGGAGGCTACTAAAGATGGCTACAATAAATGACTCAATAACGGCTCTAGGAAAAATAGTTACAGACGCTATTACAGCAGGTGACACAAGCACACTTCCGGAAAAAGCAGTAAGAACAACACTAGTTAGAATTGCAACAGGCGCATATAAAGAAGTACTTCCAATTATGGTACCAGCAGAATGTTGTATAATGGGAGACGAACTACGTGCAACCAATGTACAACCTAGAACAATTTATAACTCCCCAGATTTAACACCAAAAACAGATTTTTGGTATTCGTATGCTGGCATGAATAGAATGCAAAATATTATTGGCGATGTTGTTAGTGGTGTAGCAGTTACACCAACTACAGGCAACGCACTAGATCAAAATCAAACTTGGCCATATGCTTCAAATCCTCAAGCAAAAAATGCAACAGTAGATTTAGCAAGAAATATTAAACGTAGATCAGACATTGGCTTAGGACTAAAACACGAAGTACGCAAAACACTTCCTCGTCCAGCAGACATGGCTACTCCAGCAAACGGTCATGCTAGAGATTTAATATGGAGAAACGTTGACTTTTTAAAGGATGAAGTTACAGCATATCTAACAGCAGAATATCCAGACTTAGATTATAGTAGAACTAAATGTAAACAAGACGTTAACTTTATAATTGATGCATTAGCATACGATTTAACATATGGCGGTAACTGGCAAACACAAACAGCAGGACTTGCATATTACAATGGTGCTTCAGGAACATTGCAAATTGATAGTGAAGAATTAACTGCAACACTTGCAGTATACAACTATCTAAAAGGTTTAATGCAAACTGTACAAAGAAATATTACAGTAACACCTGTTTATCAAACTAATTCTCCACAAATTATTGGTGAAGGTGGCGGTGCCACACAGTCAACAACAATTGGAACATTAATAGATGATATGCTTGATATTGTAGAAAACGGAACAGGACAAGCAAGTATTACTTACCCAGCACTAGTTGGTGTTGCCGCTGATAGACTTACAGCAAATACAAACGCTTTAGCTGGACTTGCAAGTATTCAAGAAACTACAATTGACTTTATTGCTAAAAACTTTGGTAGCTTCACATATGATGCGGCAAAATGTAGAAGAGATTTAAATTACATATTATCAGATATTTCATATGATATGGTGTTTAACACAAATTATAATGCAGTATACGATGGTATAGCTTATCAAAGAGCAAACAGTCAATATTTATTAAGCGCACAAAAAACAGAAACTATTGGTGCAATTAGACATGCAAGAAATTTAATGGTTCCTAATATTGTTGACGCAACGGCTAAGGCAAGATTTGAATCAGGAATGAATGAAATTGTTGATGTTCTTAGAAATGGTACGTTATCAGCTACTGAACCAGGAGATGGAGTTGCAGATGCATTAGTATTTACTAACCCAACAGGTGGCGCGGCGGCTGACATTAGTGCTAAAAACTTACTAGTTGCAAATAGAGACTTTATTAAAGCAGACGTTGTAGCATATGTAGAAAATACTTATAATAGTCCTCCAGGATCATTTGTATATAGTTCATCTAAGTGTTCAAGAGATATGGGCTATATTGTTGATGCATTAACTTACGATGTACTATATGGCACTAATATGGCATCAGTACGTACAGCACATTCATACTTTGTTAACGGTACTACACAAGTATATGGACAAGAAGCTGAAACAGTAGCGGCTTATAATCATGCAAAATCAATTATATCACAAATTGTACAAGAACAAACAGTAACAGCACAAGCAGGTAACGCAGAACTACAAACTACATTAGGTAGTGCTTCAACAGCAGGTGTTGCAACAGAACTAGGCGGACTTTTAGATATCATATCAGACGCTATTACAGCTGGCAACACTAGTGGTTTACCTACTATAGTTTATCCAACTATTACAGGCGAATCAGCGGCATTACAAACAGCACACGCGGCTGTTGCTACAAACCAAGCACAAAACATTGTTGATGTAATACAATACATTAGCGATACTTACAATGACTTTAACTACAATCATGCTAAATGTCAACGTGATTTAGGATTGTTACTTGATGCGGCAAGATATGACTGGATGCTTGGCACTGAATATGCTAGTGTAATATCAGCACTCAGTTATCTACGTAGACCAAGTGCAAAAGTAACAGGCGACCAAAAAGATGCTACTATAGCGGCAAACGAATATGCAAGAGGCAAATTCCAAGACATTATTGACGGTGTGTCAGTTGATGCTTCTGAAAGTTTTGAAAAATCATGGGAATGGATACAAGATGCTATTTGGACAGGTAGTTCAGAAGGCGGCAACAGAGCATGTGAAGATCAAGAAGTATTTAATGCAATACGTATGCTAGAACTAAACAAAGACTTTATTGCTGAAGAAGTTGTTGCTTATGTAGAAGATTTCTTCCAAGCACAAGTTACAGATACAGTGGGTGCTAATCCAGGCGGAACATCAGACTTCCAAACTATTGATGATACTAGTTGGTTAGAAATTGGAATGCCAATAAGATATAGTATACAAGCAGGCGATACAGAAACAGATTTACAACAAAACTTATCTATACAAGATCAAATATATTATGTTAGAGAAGTATTAAGTAATACTACATTTAGAGTTGAAGATAATCAAGGTAATATTGCGTCCTTTACTGCGTCATCAACTACATATACAATTAAGAAAGATTATGCATATAATCAAGCTACGTGTAAACGTGATGTTAGAGAATATGTAGATGCTATTAAATGGGATTTAGAATGGCCACAACAGTTTGAAAGAAGTTATACTGATGGTGTAACACTTTATCGTCCAGGCGCTTACAAATCTAGAATGGCAGTTAGATATTATGTCAACAGTATAATAGGATCACAAGAAGAAGATTTCTATTACATGCGTAATGGTACAGGTCTACGTTTACAATCACTAGATGGTCTAAACGGAGATCTAAGTCCAAACAACGAATTTGGAACTAAACGTCCAACAGCAGGTGCTTATGCATCGTTGGATCCAGGTTGGGGACCAGATGATACTAGAGTATGGATTAGTGCAAGATCACCATATATGCAAAACTGTTCATGTTTTGGTAATGCGGCAGTTGGACAAAAAATTGATGGCGCACTACACAATGGCGGTAATGACTCAATGGTGTCAAACGACTTTACACAGGTTATAAGTGATGGTATTGGAGCATGGATTACAAACAATGGTAGAGCAGAACTTGTGTCGGTGTTTACATACTACTCACATATTGGGTACTTGGCAGAGAATGGCGGACGTATACGTGCAACAAACGGTAACAACTCATATGGTAGCTTTGGCTCAGTAGCTGAAGGCGTTGATCCAGATGAAGTTCCGGTAACTGGTATTGTTGATAACATATCACAATATAATGCTACAATTAGTAACGTTGTTACAGATACTGATAGTCTGCTTGCATTAGAATATGCACATGCTGGTAACAATTATACAGAAGCGGCAGTAAACATATTTGGTGCTGGTACAGGCGAAATACTAGTAGCAGATGAATTTAGAGACGGCGCAGTTAATAGAGTTAAAGTTGACGAAACTACACCAGACACAGCAGGTGGTTCAGGATATACAGTTGTATCAAACACTGCACAAACAGGTACTACAACAAGTATTAACTTAGCGGCAACAGACGGTGCTATATCAAGTGCGTATGTTGGAATGAGAGTGTATGTTACAGGTGGTGCGGCAGTAGGACAATATGCAACAATTGATACTTATAATTCAGGTTCAAAACTTGCTAACGTATTAAAGAACGACGGCAATCCAGGTTGGGAACACGTTATACCAGGAACACCAGTTATTGCTCCAAATGGATCTTCAACTTATCAAGTTGAGCCACATGTAGAGTTTAGTGCTCCAGCAAATTCACAAACTGATTACGGTAGCCTAGCAGGATCTGGCACCCATGCATTAATGCATTACTTTGAAACATCAGGACAATATATAAATGTTGCTACAACAACAAACGCTGACGGTAGTGGTGCAACATTTGATATAACACGTAACGGTGAAAAATATTACGTAACAATTAACGGCGCAGGTCAAGAATATGTTCGTAATAATACAGTAACTATTCCAGGTACCTCAGTTGGTGGCTTGAGTCCGTTAAACGATATTACAGTAACAATAACAACTATTAATGCCGCAACAGGATCAATAGTTGACTTTGATATTGCAGGCATTGCTAAAAAAGGCGAGTACTTATTATTACAAACTAGTGGCGCAACATATAATATAGGTACTAATGGCGAAAGCTGGTCTACTCAAACATTTACTAGTGGCGGTCTTGCAACAAGAAGTGCGGCGTCAGGATTATTAGACGATGGATCATCCACATACAAACCAAGTTATATGGTAGCTGTAGGTAACAACACTCAACAAGCAAAATATACAGCAGACGGTTCAAACTGGGTAAATGTTAATATAGGTGCTAACTTTGCATCTGGCGATAATGAAATAGCATTTGGCGGAAGTGCATTTGTTGTAGTTAACCCAAATACAACTGATACAGTATACAGTTTAAATGGCGGAGCAACTTGGACAACAGGTGGTTCATTACCAGGATCAGGATATCAAAGACTTACATACGGTATGGGATTATTCATAGCAATGGATCCAGGAACTACTAACATTGCATGGAGTAACGATCTTGGATTAACATGGAATACAGCAAGTGATGTAACTGGATTAACTGCACGTAACTGGTTAGATGTTACATGGGGTAATGGTAGATTTGTAGCATTAAGTGATGCAGGTCAAACAGCAATTAGTTTCAATGGCGATACATGGATTGACGGTGGATCGTTCTCAACTACTACATCAACTAACAGACAACTAGCATACGGTCAAGGTGTATTTGTTACAGGCGGCGGAAACTCCGGCGGACAAACTTGGTACTCAGAAGACGGTATTAACTTTAGTCCATTAGGCAACGGAAACCCTGCAGACTTAGTAGCATTTGGTAATCCACAACAAAAAGGTAGATTTGTACAATCAGGTCTATCAGGTAGTGATACTACTGTTGCAGAAATTGGTGCGAGAGCTAGAGGTAGAGCAAGTGTTGCAAGTGAAAAAGTATTTGAAATAAGAATGACTGAACCAGGAAGTAACTATGATGCAGGTAGTCCTCCAACACTTACACTTACTGATCCAGGAAACATTGATGATGTTGAATTAATTGTAAGAGTAGCAAACGGTTCACTAGCTAACCCATCATTTGTTAATAGAGGTACTAACTTTATTACAGCAAGTGCTGAAATTAACGATGATGATTCAAACGGTGGAGCAGACTTCTTCCAAAGTGGTCAGTTTGTTGCTGTAAGTCGTTTAACACAACGTCCAGTAAGTGGTTCAAACGTTACATTTGATAGTATACCAGGCAAAACGTTTAAACTAGTTAACACAGTATCATTTAGAGGACTAAACGACGGATCATATACAGCGTTCTTACAGTTATCACCAATAATGAGTATTGCAGACGCACCAGTAGATAAAGATCCAGTAACAATGCGTATTAGATTTAGTCAGGTACGTTTAACAGGACATGACTTCCTAGACATTGGTACAGGCGGATTTGTAAGTACCAACTATCCAGGATTACCAGCTATACAACCAGACGCTAATAAAGAAACACAAGACGCTAACGGTGGACGAGTATTCTTTACAAGTACTGACCAAGATGGTAACTTTAGAGTTGGCGACTTATTCCAAATTGAACAGGCAACAGGTGTTGCAACATTGAATGCTGATGCATTTAACATTGCAGGACTACAAGAACTTACACTAGGTGAAGTTACACTTGGTGGTAACTCTGCGGCGGTTAGTGAATTTAGTACAGACCCATTCTTTACTGCAAACAGTGATAGTGTTGTACCAACACAGCGAGCAGTTAAAGCATACATCGAAGCACAAATTGGTGGCGGTGGCGCACAGCTAAACGTGAACAGTGTTACAGCTGGTGACATCTTTGTAAACACCAATCAAATTACAACGGTGTCCGGAGAGAAGATAAATATCAATGCGAACGTAAACTTTACTAAAACTGTACTTGGTTTACCAATAGCATACAACTATTTCTTGAGATAAGATAGGAGCAATAAAAAATGTCAAATGGAGTATTAGGAGCAAGTGACTTATCAGCGGCAACGGATACGATTGTGTATTCAGTTCCAACTGATACGTTTGCAGTAATAACTATTAACGTAGTTAACAGGGGAGCAAGTACTTGTACGATAAGAATAGCGTTAGCAACTGCAAATACCCCAAACAACAGCGAATACATTGAGTATGAAGCACAAGTATTACCCGGCGGTGTACTTGAAAGAACTGGTGTCGTTGTTGAAGCAGATCGTAACGTAATTGTTAGGTCTAGTGCCGCAAACGCTGGCGCTATGGTCTACGGTTTAGAAACAGCAACAGCATAATAGGGAAAGTATAATGGGCAGAAATGTTAGTTTAGGAATATATCCGAGTAATTTAAAAACACTGATTGGTAGAGAATCTGACAGACCAGCTTCTACTAATGCTGGTGTTCAATTTTACAACACTGATACCGATCAGTTAGAAATTTATAACGGTGACGGCTGGCATCCTGTTAGAGACACTCTAGCTGTTTCAGCTGTTAGTAGTAGTAGTAATTTAGTATCTAATAGAAATTATTGGGTTACAGGTAACGGGTTAACACTTACATTACCTTCAGCACCTAATGCTTACGATACAATTAAAATTACAGATACTACTGGTAATATACAGTCATCAAATCTTACTATTGGCCGTAACGGTAAAAATATTATGGGCTCAGCTGATGATATGTTACTAGATACAAATGGAGCATCAGTAACTTTAGTGTATTACGATAGTACTAGAGGTTGGACTTTAGAAGCAATTTAAGGATAATAGTAATATGGCGTTTAGTTACCAATCATTAAAGAGATTAACTGGAAATTCATTTTTATCAGAAACCATTAGTACGGCTAATTTAGCTAATACAACAGTGGATACAGGCACTATAGCAAACAATGCTGTAACAGCAGATAAACTTGCAAATAGTTCAGTTAATGTAACAACTAACGTTGTTACAGGTACATTGCCAATATCAAAAGGTGGTTTAGGTACTAGCAGTTTTAGTGGCGCTAATCAAGCAATTACAAGTAATGGATCAGGATTAAGTACTACACCACATGGTATTTACGGAATGCAAGTTTGGACAAGTAGTGGTACTTGGAGCAGACCTGGAAACGTTAGATATATTAAAGTGCAAGTACAAGCATCAGGTGGCGGCGCAAGTGGTCATGGTGAAAGTGGTGGATCAGGTGGCTACTCAGAACGTATTTTAAGTGTTACTGGTATTAGTTCAGTTAGTATTAGTATTAGTGGCGAAGGTAGTGGAACATATTATTCAGGCGCAGGCGGAAACGCAGGCGGAACGTCATTTGGCAACTATTGTAGTGCAAGTGGCGGCTATGGAGCAAATAGAAATAACCAGCACTCAGGTGGTTTAGGTGGAGTAGGCTCCGGCGGTAATTTAAATTTACATAGTGGCGGTGGCGGAAGTCATCACCAAAGAACAGGTATTGGGGGTAGTAGTTACTGGGGAGGCTCTATTGCAGGAGGCCACCCACAGGGTGGACATTTTAGTCACAGGCATGAAGGTCATGGTGCTCCGGGCTCAGGTGGTGCAGGTGGCTACTTTACAGGACACAGAGGTTCAAACGGACTTAGAGGAATGGTTGTTGTAACCATGTATTATTAATAAGGAATTAAAATGGCATTTAGTTATCAAACATTAAAGCGAATTACAGGAACAGCAATCGTTGATGATACATTAACAGGCGCAGACCTTGCCGACGGACTTGTTAGTAATCAAAAGATTGTTGGTGCTAAC